AAAAGGAAAGAGAAAAGAAGAGAGGAGCTAAGGACCCTAAACAGATTGATAAGCGTTTAGCTGAATTTCCCCGTACTCCTATTGAAGCTCTTATTCGTGTTAACGTAAATACCTTCCCTGTTAACGAAGCTAGACTTCAAAAAGCTAGAGTACTTAAAATGATGCAGGATGGACTTCTGCGTTATGGTGAGTATGTTAATACTGGAGAGGGTATGGACTTTATAGTTAAGCCTCGTCATGATGCTCGTCCTATAGATTACTATCCTCATAAGAAGGATGATGATAATCTTGGAGGTTGTATAACTGTATATAGAGAACCTGAGTTTAATAAGAATGGTACTATAGATCCTGGTACTTATATAATAAGTGTCGATCCTTTTTACGATGATGAAGCAGCAGATCATACTTCCTTAGCTGCTGCTTATGTAACTAAACGTAGAGATAATCTAACTCCTACCCAAGCTCTTGATGTAGCGTGGTTTGTAGGTCGTCCTAACTCTTCTAAGTTTCATGAGCATGTTATTAAACTAGCCCGTAGGTATCATGCTAAAATCCAATGCGAGATTGCCGGTGGTGGTAAAGGTCTGTATGATTATGCACGTATAACAAAGAACTTAGACTATCTAGAGTTTACACCTATAAATATACATAACCAGGAGATTAAGAAGGAGAAGTCTAATAGAACCTACTTCATGAATATGACTACAGACGATAAACGTCTTGGTCTTACTTATTTCTCTGATTGGCTTAAGGAGCCTGTAGCTTTAGATGCCCACGGAAATGAATTATGGAATATTCATTTTATATATGACGTAGGACTATTGGATGAAATTATTAAATTTAACCCACTAAAGAACGCCGATAGAATTTCTGCCCAGATAGTGAAGATGTTTATGTTGCGAGAAAAGATAGGTACAGACCGAATAAGTGGTAGACGTAGAGCTTCTATAGCTGATCGTTATAGCAACCGTGAAGAAGAATCGAAATTAATGCTAATAAGAGACGGAGAAGTATTAATATGAACAACACTGATAATGGCAGTATATTAGATGTAGATAAAACCGTTAGCGGTAAACCTCTACAAGTTATCTCTTATGCAGAAAAGATTAAGAAGGATAAAGCTTGGTATAAAGCTAATATAAACTATCTTATTAATCAGTGTTCTTTTGGCAGTCTGGATGTAATGGGTAAAGCAGGCATCCCAGGAATAACTGATGTTGGACAGCTATACGATGCTTATAATAACATTATTCCTCAGTCATGTTTTGACTATGTGCGTAACCCGTTTAAAGCGAAAGACGCTAAGTACCAATGGTTTCCGGCACAAATACGTCCTTATAATATACTCCGTCCTAATGCTGATCTTTTATTTGGTGAGTGGAACAAACGCAACTTCCAATATGATGTAGTTAATGCTGATGGAGATGATGTATATAACACGTTTGTAGAATTTAAAGATAAGACACTTAAAGATAATATCACCCAACGATTTATCAATAGTGTCAATGAGTTAGCTACTAATACAGAACAACAAGGTACTGGTCTTCCATCTGAAGATATTCCTGATCCTAAAACTCTGCTTAGTGAACTTAATGTAAATTACAAAGATGCTAAAGCCCTTAAAGGCTATAGAGCATTGAAAGTTCTTGAATTGGAGTTAAAGTTTAGAGAGAAAGCCAGACAGTGGTTCAAGGATTGGGTAATTGCCGGACAAGTGTTTTCACTTAAGATACCGATGCACGGAAGTATCTTCTGGGAACGTCTATCTCCTAAAGCTGTAGCCTGGGATAAATCCTCTAAAGCTAGACTAGTAGAAGATGGAGAATATGCAGTAGCATATTATAGAGTTACTCCTTCGGATATAGTAGACATGTTCTATGATAAACTTACCAAAGAACAACTCATACAAATTGAAAATAAGACTGGTTTTGCTACCGCGCCGGGTTATGTTGGACGCAATAGTTACGCTGTTACTCCTGCTGGTAGAGTTAATCTTAACCACGTGGATCTCTATTACGTCTGCTGGAAGAGCAAGAAGAAAGTAGGATTCTTAAAGTATCCTGATCCTATGACTGGACAGGAACAGTATGATATAGTTGATGAAAGTTATACTCCTGATAAAGAAGCTGGAGAAGAAGTTGAATGGTATTGGGTAAATACTGTTGAACAAGGGTGGCGTATTATGGATGACATTTACGTTGGTATGGAAGAAGTTCAGTGCCAACGAAATGAAATGAACAACTATTCTTCCTGTAAGCTGCCTATAAATGGTCGAATGTTCTCAGATACAGAAAGCGAAAACATTTCGCTGTTGTATCTTGGAATGCCCTACCAGATATTATATATCATCTTGATGTATCGTCTTGAACTAATGGTAGCTAAATCTAAAGGTAAAATTATACTATTGGATAATGCTGTCATTCCGGATGATGCTGAAGGTGGAGAAGAAGCGTTCCTGTGGTATAGTGAAGCAATGGGATATGCACTTATTAATGCTGATCAAGCTAGTGGTAAGTTTAACCAATATCAAGTTCTTGATATGGACTTGTTCCAGAACATCAAGCAGCTTATAGATATTATAGAATATGTTAAGAGTCAGTGGGATGAACTGTTAGGTATTTCACGTCAACGTAAAGGACAGCTCGCAGCTTCTGACGGTCTTGGAACTGCTGAACAAGCAATCTTTAGATCTTCTGTTATATCTGATATTGTCTTTACAGAATTTGAAGAGTTCTTGCAAAGTGAACTTGCAGGTCTGCTAGATAATAGTAAGTATGCCTGGGTAGATGGTAAGAGAGGTTACTGGAGAAATGATGCTGGTAGACTTGAGATGCTTGCGATTGAACCAGATGATTATTCATCCACTCAATATGATGTATATGTTGTTAACAGTAGTGATTACGCGGATAAGTTTAATTTCCTGAGACAACAAGTTAACGCTATTGCACAGCGTAAAGATGTTAAGACTTCTACTATTATAGATCTAACCTTTACAGATTCTATAACAGAACTTAAAGCATTGGTAGCTAAGGCTGAAGCTATAGAAGCTCAAGCTGCACAACAAGCTGCTCAGAGTGACCAAGAAGCTAAAGCTGAACTTCAACGTATTCAGATGGAGTATGAGCAGATTAAGCATGCGTTTAAACTTGAAGAGATTAATACTGAATGGGATCGTAGAGATAATAATGAAATAATTAAAGCTCAATTCGATAAAGATCCTGGAGCTGGTATAGATCCTTACACCCAAGAAGTTGTTAAGCAGTCAGGAGATAGACTTAAAGAAATGAGTCAAGAAAGAATAGAGAACCAGAAGCGTGGTATTGAGAAGGAAAAGTTGCAAGTAGAGCGTGAGAAGATAAGATCACAGGAAAAGATAGCTAGAGAGAAGAATGCAACCGATCTTAAAAATAAAGCTGTTGGAGAAAAGTAGTTGTACCGACTTGGTAATAGTAATAAATTAATTATTTTTGAGTATGTTTAAATTGATAGAAAGGAATCTCTCACCTGACGGAGACGGTGGTACTGGACCAGCAGGTGGAGGAAACCCTGGAGGAAGTACACCGCCGCCAGCAGCCCCGGCTGCTCCCGCTGACTCTGAGAAAGAGACATTGGAGTTGACGGAGTTAGCAGGCAAGGAGGCATCACTTGATGATGCAGGTAAAGCACGTTTGAATGAACTTCGTGGTAAGTACGATGTTGTACTTAAGCATGAAGACGGTACTCCTCTTACAGCAGAGGAAGTTAAAGTGTATCGTGAGACTGAAGCTAAAGTTACTACAATTTTAGCTAAGCCTGAAGCACAACGTACTGCTGATGAAATTAAGTTTCTTAAAGAAAACACAGAAGATGAAAATCAAGCCAGTGTTTATGATCAAGTAGACGAACTGACTGGCGTAAAGTATGACATTGATTACGGTGATATTGATCCTCTTACACCGCAAGGAATTGCTCTCAGAGAAGATCACATTGCCGATAAAGCTGTAGAAGCTTTTGATAATCAACTTAAAGCTAAGTATCCAAGAGCTTATCAGCTCATGCTTCACTTAGATGCTGGAGGAAAAGAAGAAGACTTCTTCAAACCGGAAAACAGTAATTTTAAAGCCATAGTTCTTAAAAAGGATGATGTAGCTGGTCAAGAAGCTGCTTTACGTCTGGCACTTACTGCAAAGAAAATGTCCCCTGGAATGATAGATGTTTTAGTTACCTCTCTTAAAGATAAAGGAGAGCTGTATGAAAATGCTAAAACAGAGTTAGAGGCAATGCAGAAAGTACAAGAAGTTGTAGAGCAACAACGTGCCGCTGTAGAGCAACAACGCCGTCAACGTGAAGAAGCCGATATGCGTGGATTCGCTGATCTTCTGGATAATACTATTCAGAAGGGTTTTGACGGAATTGTCATTCCTGCAACAGATAGAGCTAAGTTCACTAAATTTATTGGAGATAGAATTGACTATCAGAATGGAACATTCTATACAGTTAAGACTATTGATCCTAAAGAACTTGCTAAAGAGTTGAAGGTAGCCTATTTCGAATTTAAAGGTGGAGATCTTAAAGGTCTTGTAGAACGTACTGCCACTACGCAGAATACGTTAAAGATCAAGGCTAAGGTTAAACAAGAGTTTGTTCCTAAGTCTCCTGCCGCTGGTGGTGGTAAACCACGTATCAAAATAGGTGATCTATAACATGATCCAATTTTAATAACTATAGATCAATGAGAAACTTTAAGTACAAAGTAAACGAAATGATCTACGATGGTGCAAGCTTGAAAGATGAATTGAGCTTTTACCACGAAGATCAGGGTAAGCCTTCGGAACTAACGAAGCGTATTACCTACATTCTAGGAGACTATAACAAGAACTACCCTATCTCAATGATGACGATGGGTAATCTTGCTACTCCTTCAGCCTCCGTAGAATTAGATGATGTGCAGTTTACGTATCCAGTAATGGGTCGTGACGACAAGGCAACAGCAGTAAGCTCTACGCAATATGTTGCCGGTGACAAACCAGGTATAGGACACCAGCCCTTCTATATCTACTTCGGAGATAACTGGATTAAGAGGTTCTATATTATAGAGTCTCCTCGTGGTGTACAAGCTTATGTACTTGAAGATCCTGAACGTGTAGGCGATCAATGGCGTTATAAAGTTCAGCTTGATCCTGCTGAATATGACGATTACTGTCCTCTTTCTGAACTTCAACCGCAATCATTGTGGGTAGAAGTTAACACTCAAGTAGCTGAGTCAGAATCTCGTGGTACTCGTAGCAAAATGGCGATGCCTGGTTCGTTCAAGAACCAAATGGGTTTCATTCGTGCATCTGCTGAATGGGCAGGTAACGCTGCTAACAAAGTAATGAACGTCGAGATGGAAACCGACAACGGTGTTACATCTGGATGGATGGATTTCTTCATGTGGCAATTTGAGAAGCGGTGGTTGAATGAATGCGAACACGCTTACTGGTACAGCCGCTACAACCGTCTTGCTGATGGTAGTATTCCACTTAAGGATATTCTCACTGGTAAAGTTATTCCTCGTGGTTCTGGTCTGCTCGAACAGATACAGAACAAGTCAACCTTCTCAAGACTGACTTACAGTTCTCTTGTTAACAAAATTGGTGATGCACTTTTCGGTTTATCTGATAGTGCTAATATGACCATTACATTGCACACAGGACGCGGTGGTTTCCGTGACTTTGATCAGGCAATGAAGGCAGAAGGAAAAACTCTGCTTACTGACTTCTCAGGTATTGCTGATAAGTTTGTTACTGGTAGCGGTAGAGAATTGATGCTTGGTGGATTCTTCACTGGTTTCTATCACATTGATGGTTACTTAATTAAACTTAAGTACAACCCTATCTTTGACCACGGTCGTATTGCAATGAAATCACCTCGTCACCCTGAGACTGGTTTCCCTCTTGAGTCTCATAGACTTGTATTCATTGATGATAATGACTACGATGGACAGCCTAATATTCGTCACGTAGCACAGAAAGGTCGTTCTTTCCTGCATGGTGCGCACGTTGGTCTTACTCCTATGCCTCGTTCTCTTCAGATCATGGGTGGATTTAACCTCTCTAAGGAAGGTGGCATACAGTTGCTGTCGTCAGATACAGATAAGAGTTCTTACCATAGAATGAAGTCTGCTGGTATTCAAGCTCTGCGTACAAACAAATGCTTTGATATGCAGTGCGTAGCAGGTCTGTAATAGAACTGCTGTTGGAGTAGCAGGATAATCTCCTGCTACTCTTTTCTTTGTTTTTTAACCAAATTAATATGCCTAGTAGAAAAGTTTTCTTTAAATGTACTAGACCCTTTGTTCACGAACAGATACGTACTGAAGCTGCACAAGAACAGCTTGGTCTATCTAAACGTAGCATTGGTTCTTACTTTGCAAGTAAAAATTCTACTCGCCCTGGTACTGGCTTAAGTGAGGATGAGATAAAAGTGCTCTTACCTCAGATATTAGGAAGACAGCCCGGCGATCAGAATTTTAGAATTGAGGTAGATCAATTCTTTGTTAATCTTAATACACTAGTTCCTTATGATGATCATGGACTGGAACTAGAAGTAGGATTAGAGCTTGATAATGATAAACCTGTAACTTATAAAGAAGAAGTTACTGGTGATGATGGAAAGGTTAAGTTTATCTATAATCTTCCTATTGATGTTGATAACTATGTACGCTATCGTCATGGTATCAATCACCCTTTTATGGCTCCTTCTAGTGATGTAGCTAGTGGAGCTTCTAGTGTCTACATGTTCTATACTGAAGATCCTATTAGTGCAGATAAAGCTAAACTCGCAGCTTCTGAAATTCGCGATAAAGCTTCTCTTGCCTATGCTGAGATCAAGACTAACGAACAGAAGATTGACCAAGTACTTACTATCTTAAACAGTAAACTTAAACTTAAAGTAGGAGAAGTTGTAGTACTGAGTAAGATGTCTCATGATAAGAAGTTACTTAAAGTAAGAGAGCTTCTTGAACGCTATCCTAAAGAGTTGTATGATACTATATCAGATCCTGATATTCAATACAAGTATCTTGTTAATAGACTACTGTTCTTCGGCTTATTGATTAGAGCTGGTAGCAGTATTCTTGTTCAAGAATCTGGTGAAGCTCTTGGTTCTGATGTAACGGAAGCAGCTAAGACACTCTTTAAAGATCCTACTAAGAACGCACTTGCAATGCGGTTGAAGGAACTATATAACGAGAAACGAGTACAACAAGAAGTATGAGAGAACTTACTGTCCGCGAACTAATAATAGAGACGCAGGCACAGATACGAAGGCTCGGTGGTCAACGAAGAGATGGCTTAGCCGAGCCTTTTATTATCTTACGCCTTAATGCTGCACAGAATAGACTTATTAAGACCAGAATACATCCTGATCCTAATAACCCTGATAGATTCATGATAGATGAAAAGTATCGATCTGATATTCAGCGTCTTATAGTTCCGAGTAAGAGACTTCCTACATATACAGAAGGAGAATATGCATTTGCTATTCTTCCTTCTGATTTTGAATATCTTGTATCTGATAGAAGTGTTGTTCTTCCTGATTGTAATGATCAGTTTGAAG